CCGCTCTCCGTCTGGGCCACCAATGTGCAATTTACAACATTGCCCACTACAACCGTTGTTCCACCATCTAGGATCTGATCCGTGATTGCGGCAACAAGCTCCGCACCGGAACTAGATGATCCAACCTCAAACCCAATGTCTCCCGTTCCGATAACCGGAGCAGTAATACACACGATAGAGATGTTGGTGATAACAGTGTTAGCTGGCTGAGTAAACTCACCGATAGCTGGGCTGTCGCCTGCCGTTGTATTGACCGTAACGCCTGAAGCGTGACCAATACCCTTTCCTAGAACGACTCTAGTAGTAACGGCACCAGTTGTACTGCTCTTATCAACGGATTGGAATCCGTTTTCTGATCTTACTGGTCCTGAAAAAGTTGTGTTAGCCATGATTTCTCCTGTCTTGGCTAGTGTCTATCAATCGTTTGATAGTCAGGAAAAAAAGCAGGGGTGGAAACAGTGCAAACATAGACCGTTCCCACCCCCTACTTATTACGCTCCGGGTGAACCCCAGATCCCTAACGGATCTGAGACACCAAAGCTGTACCGCTCGCGAGCCTTGTAACGCACGTTTCCGGTGTCAAAGTCACCGTCCATGCTTGTCTCAAGAGACACACGATTAAAATGCTTCATTCCATTTGGAACGTCGGTAAGTAGGAACCACGCATCCGTATCAGTCAGATAGTGATTCACAACTGTCCCACCCGGAACAACACCCATCGAACGCACAGCGTTGATATCGTTGTCCGCAGTTCCAGGACGAAGCTCAGTTTTCATTACCCGTGTCGCCACAAACTGTAGATCGGGCGGGATAACGAGCGTCTGGGGACGAGCAGCGATCATTAGACCACGCTCATCTGTCCATTTGCCAATCTGAATAACGGCAGCCTCAAGAGAAGTCTCATTGAGGTCGGCAGCAGTAGCTGGACGGTTCGAGTTCTTACCACCCGAAACGAGCGGGTGACCGTCACCACCAGTTACGCCATCGCTTGATGCCGTGAAAAGATTTACACCATCGCCGCTCTGATAAGCGTTGGTAAACCCACTGTTCAAAGGAACAACAGCCTTAACCTGCTTGGTGTGGGCCATGGCGCGAGCCAAAGCCTTGGTGTAACGAGCTGACAGGGAGTCATAGAGATTATCCTCCATGGCCTCTTCCGTGATGGCAAAACCCATCGCAATCGTTTCATGGTTGTACCGCGCCACGAATGATTCCTGTGCAGCGTCATACGAAATTGCCGATCCCTCGTCCTTGACGGGGGCGGCATCGAAGCCCGAAAGCTTCACTTCTTCTTCAAAAGACCGATCCGAACTTTCCGTCTCATAGATTGCAGTATGCTCGTCATCGTACCGTGCATACTCCATTCCAAAGAGCGCGTTCAGCCCAGGAAGCAGTTCCTTGAGAAGTTGTGCGCGTGAAATAGCCATTAGTTAGTTTCTCCTATTGCCCAGTGGCTCGTCGGTATTGATGGGGAGAAACCGTCACGCTCGACGGCCAATTGAAGACGCACACGACATCTGGATAAGTATCACTAGCAGTTGTTCCAACTGGTTGCTTACTATCCGGGCCATCAACAAAGTCGATGATACGGAGTGGTAGCGTCACAGTTGTCGCTGGTGTACTCGCATCAAGTGCATTCTTCGATTTTCCAATGCTAGTGCTACCAGACGTCTGCACTACTGCGGCATTCAATCCGCGATCTGTAGTGTTAAGAGCCTCGTCGCCTTGCATCTGGAATACAACATTCGGGTCGTCAATCACATAAGCCATCGCATCAGTTGCCGTTGTAGACGCAGGCCACTGCGTGTTAAACGTCTTCTGATTCGTTGTGCTTGGTGTGTAGGAACAACCCACGAAGATTCCGGCAGAATTCAACGCAGTAGTACCTTCATCTTTAACAATAGTACCATCTGTATGAACCGTTACGAAATCACCGTTAAAAAGCGCAGTACCGTATGTACTGGCAATCGGCAAGTGCCTCACTTTACTCGTCCATGAGCCGGAAGCACTCAGCGTGCCAATCGGTCTTGCACCGTATGGTTTTGCTGAAGAAGCCATGGTAATTAGTTCCTAAGTTAATGAATGGGCATTAGCGGCTTCCGCCCCCAAATGCCACACGAGTTTTACGATCTGGCGCAAGAACAGGCATCCGAGGATCGTTCTCACGCATATAGTTGTTATCGACGGCTTGCATCTGTGCGTCGGCATGACGGCTGTAATAATCGCGTCTTTTGTCAACGACTTCTTTTGGTGCTTTGCAGAGCAAAAGTCCACCGACTTCAATGTTACCTTTTGCACCCCACTCAGATTTATGATCACTCATAATATGGAGTTCGGGGTGATCTTCGGCACGGACTGGTTCCCAACCCTCACGAAATTTCTTAGAAACATTCGTGTTATCGGCGTTGCCAACCATGGATGTCCTTACCCACCTGAAGACCCATCCATCCTGAGGATCGGGATCAGGTAAAATAGATGCAGGCTCCCAAGAAGTATCACGAGTCTCGTTCTCACGAGTCTCAAGTTCTCTCGGCTCCCGTGAAGCGCGTTCTTTAGACATTAGCTGTCTCCTTCATAAGCTGTGCCGCATATTGTTGGGGCGTGAGTCCCAGACGTTTCGCGAGTCTTACCTGGGTCTGTGTCAGCGTAACTCTGCTCGGCGTCGGGCCACCGCCTCTGACGGCTGGAGCGACTACCGGATTCGCCTTTTGGCGTGGTGCAGTTTCAACAACTACAGCTCCATCTGAGCTGCTATTATCTCCACTGAATTGCACAGGAAAGATCTCTTTCATGCGTTGATCAATCAATTGATAGTATTCATCCGTATCTGGGTCAACACCCTCGTCTCTTACAAGCCTCTCATGCACACCATAAGCAAGACTCGTCATTTCTGTGTCTGTACCGAACCATGGATTACGTTCCTGCCACTCTATGGCCTTCGGATCAGGCTCCACCTGCTCCTGGGGGACATGCTGCTGCTGCTCAGGAGCAACATTACCTTCGGCAAGCACCTCACGCTTCCAATTATCGATAATTTTCTGGGAAACCGACGGCGCATAGGCCTGAGCGAGCTGTGCATTCGTTAAATCCTTCTGTGCGCTTGCAATTGCCCCCGGATCGCCCGATTCATGCGCTTTTTTGAAGTTTTCTTCGGCAATAGACAGGGAAGCTTGCGCTCTATGCTTACTTTGCTGCGTTAAAGCATCCTGGGAGTTCTGAACAAGCTTTATCAGCCGCTGATTTTCGACCTGAAGGCTCTGCGTGTAGTTAACGGCCTCATTTGCAAGCCTGTCGGACGCTTCTTTGGCCCTCCGCTCCTCATGGAACTCCCTTCTCAGCTTTTTAATACGTTTTTGAACCTTTGTACCGTAATCATCAAGCTCCGATTCCGATTTTTCAGGAGTTGGGTAGGCCTGATCCTCTTCCGGCCTATCATCTACGACCTTAATGTCGATTTCACCCGATTCTGCACTTGTTTCTGTCTCCACGGGAGGTTCAATCGTAGTTCTGACACCTAAAAACTTATCTTCTTCGCTCGTTCTTCCAGTTTCTTCGCTCATCTTAGGCCCTTTCCACGCCTCTGGGGTCTTCTACGACCGCCTCTACGGTATCATCGTTGATTAAACGAAACTCTTTGCCATGAATCTTGATTCTTGTACCACTAAATGCCCTAAAGATGACAAAATCACCCACCTGACAATACGGACCAGTGGGAAATCGGGTAAATTCGGAGTAGCAATCAGGCCCCATGGACACAACCCAGCCCACAACAGTAGAAATCGACTCTTCGTGCTGGGCTTGTGCCGATTTTACGATGCCACCTTCCGTAGTTTCTTCAACTTCGGGGAGTGCGATCAGCAGTTTATAGCCTTTTGGCTCCGGCAACTGCCTTGCGAACCGGGGAGATTCGCTTTCTGTAGATTCTTCTAGTCCTATCAACTGCCCTTCTACTTCCTGCGCGAGTGTAGTCATCAGACCTCTCGTTAAATTTGCACCCTAATTGAGCGTTTCCTTCTCATCCTCATCGTCCAGCTCTACCGGAACGGCAAAAAGCTCTCCGTCATCATTGATTTCAAAATAAAAAGGACGGTAGTCATTCTCAACCCACTCATCAGACTTCTTCGAGCTGATAATTCCAAAATATTTAGCTAAACGAACTGCGATATCCCATTTCATCTTTCTAATCAAGACTCCCTGAGTCTGTCTTCTATATCAATAACTTCTCTTTCAGCCCAAGCCAAGCCCTCTATTATACCGCACACCTTTCGATACTCTTCCATATCCTTGGCAGAGCCAAGCGCAAGATGGTCAGCAAGCTCATTCATCTGTTTACGAAATTTTTTCTTAAGCAAAGACAATACATCATCACTCACCCTTTGATCTCCTATCCATATCCTTCTGTTCTATATCAAGAGCAGTCTTGTATCCTTCCATTTCTTCCTCGGCATCTTTTCTGTCTTCTGCCAGTTGGGTCTTGTATCCCTCAACTTCCTGCATTTCTTCGAACTGTTCGGCATCCAGAAGCATCTTCTGCTCTTGCAGTGAAAGCTTCTGACGCTCAAGCATGACTTCGGCCTGATCCTGCTCTACCGAAGCTGCCAGCTTCTGTTGTTCAAGATCCTGCTTCGCCATATCGGACTGCTGTTTTCCTTGGGCTTCCATTTCGCGTATAGCAATTTCGCGCTCACGCTGCTGGATAATAGGATCTTGCTGCATCTCTGCATCTTTCTGCGCCTGAGCCTGCTGCTGTTTCTTGCCCATCATCTGATCTGCGGCATCGGCAATCAGGCTACTCAACCTTCTTTCGACACCATCCGGTATAGGCTCATCCATCGATGGTAGCGACATTCCAAGTTCAACCTCTATCTGTCTGCGGAATACGAATGCGAGGTGTTCCCGTATGTGGGCATCGAGGGCACCCATAACCGCACCACCAGCAGGACTATTCTGAACCTCCTGGGATAACTGCGGATCGCTTTTCATTACCATATGAACACGCATATGAGCTTCATGGTCTTGATACTCATATGCCTTGACGGGTGCCATCGTAAGAAGATCCTGATTCTCTCTAACCGGATCTTTCGGAGGCACTTCATCCCGGTCAGGCACAACCTCATCTGAATTCGGAATTCCTATAAGTGCCATCATCTGCCTGTGCAGCAGCGGTAGATCATACAGATTTGGCGACTGCTGTGCTAATTGTAATGCCGCCTGGTACTGCATGATCCGTTGTGCCATAGTGGACGCATTGGGGTCCGAAACAGGCACAACATCAATACGATCATCAAAGTCTTCAACCTTAATCTCCTGTCCGCCCTGTGTTTCATATGGATATGCAGGATCTGTGTAATCCCTGATAATCTCCGCCAGTATCTTATACTCCTGCTTAAGGCTCGCATGAATCCTGGCCTGAATAGCAGACTGCACCTTCATTGCCCGTTCCATGATTGCAAGAGTAGTTCCTACCGGAGCCTCTTGATTCATGTCTGCTACTTTCAGATCAGCCATCGACGCGAATCTGCGCCCTTCCTCCACGATATTACCAAGTAACTGATAAAGGACCGAAGAAGGTTCTTTATAAGGAAGGAAGGTGATATTGTCACGGATCGCCCCTCCCGGCACATCAACGTCTCTGAATTCTCCTGGCATAATCGGCGTATCATCGCCCTTGATTCTGAGTCCACGAGTCTTCAATCCTCCAGGAAGATTTGACAAGGTGCCTGCATCGACAAGCTGCCGAAGCACGCTTGTAGCAGACTTGGCAAGTCCGCCGATCATATGAATTAAACCAAGATTATAAAAGCCGATCCCAGGAACGTATCCGTAGTGGACGAAATGTTGTTTCTTTATTCGATGTGGATCGTCTTCGGTCCAATTCCTATAAATCGACAATATAGTGCTGCTACCCTTCTCTATCGTGATAACGTAGGGAAGCGCGACCCCATCCTGGTCTTCAAAGCCAGGGAGGTCCATGTCAACGTGCATTTCCAGAAGCTGATGCCGCTCATCCTTGTCCCAAGACGGCTTCACGCCTCCAATTTCTATGTACTTATTAGTTACTGGATTTTGTTCAACATCGGAGGGCGTGAGTTCAACATCTCTATAAAACCCACTCACTTGGAGCTTTCTTATCTGATTGGTACTTCTGGTCATTGTATGGGTGTACCGTTCAGCCTGCTCCAAGTCCGCCTCATTATAAGCAACAACAAAATCCTCTGCCGGAACAAACATGGAGCTGGGTCTACCAAGAGAAGGATCAAAGTAGATTTTTCTAAAGGCGGACCCTGCAAGAGGTAAGCTGAACAAAAGCTTCTCGGTTTCTGAACGGTACTCGGTCATAACCTCTATGAGCTGATAGTTCAGATACTCCTTAACCCTCTGTGCCTGCTTTTCTACCTCAGGAGTAGAGGTGCCCCATATATGACATTTAACCGGACCCTGCGCGGGCATGATCTCCTGAATCGCCTGACTCTGGAATCTGACCACGGCTTCGGACAACATAGGATGGAAGACGCCGCAAGCTCCGGCCCAGGGGGTAGTACGCTCTTCAATCTCCAGCCCAAGCTGATCGAGTCCCTGCTCGTAAGTTTGCTCCCAGTCGGACCTGCTACTTCTATCCGCATTAAACTTCGATATCAGATCTATGGCCATAGAACGTAATTCATCGTCATCGATATGTTCGGCCAGATTAGATTGAAAGGAATCTACAGATTCTCCTTCGGGTGCCATAGGATCGAAGTCAACCACCATGCTACCATCATCCATTTCGGTAAGCATGGAGTCTTCCGGGATCTCCTGATCCTCTACAACGGTCAGGCCATCGACGCCCATATCTAAATCGTCTACACCGAAGAGCGGGTCCAGCGGTCTATCTATCGGCACTGCATACTCCTCTACAAAGTATCAGAACAGAATGATGCAACATGAACTTATAGTCAATATCAATAGTAGTCTGCCTTACGTCCAGGAAGCAATTCGCTCATAGGCTCATCGCTCTCAATCGGGATGAAACCGCCCTGCCGGAAACGAAGGAGTGCCTGCGTACCCGAATCTACCAGATCATCGTGATCTCCAGTAGGAAAAGCAGCGAACTCTTCTATAACCAGCTCTGCCCATCTCTTTTTGGGTGCCCATACATGACCGGAAGAAAAAATATCCGATACGGCGTTTACCCTGGCAACCTTGTCCTTGCCCCTGCTTGGAACATACTCGCCTACCGGAATTCCCATTCTGCGTAATTCAAAGATAAGGGGAGTACCTGCCGCCTTGGCCTCCACGATAAACGCATCCGGCTCGTACTCCTTGTACATTTCCATCGCCCTGACCTTTAGATCAGGAAACTCCAGCCTCTCCTGCAACGCATCCAACAGTATGATATTCGTAACCCCGTCTTCGTTCGTAAAAACACCCCATGTGGTACAGGCACTATAGTCGGCAGTTTCCTTTATAAGAAAGGCTGTATCCCACGACTGGATAACGAACTCACAGTTTGGCGGATCTTTCTCCTTCCACTCCTGCCACCACTCCCTCTTTATGATGGCTCCCTCTTCGGAAGCAGGATCTTGCTGATAC